TATCTAAATCCGAGCACATCTAGACCTTTGACAAACGTATCTGCCCAGTCTTTCCGGCTTTCGATATCTGCGTCAATCAACCCAAGAAGGTCTTCCGCCAAACCCGAAAGCTGCCCATCATCAAGCGCTTCAGCTAGGTTCCCGTCAAACGGTAGGAGGTCTGATTCGTCAGCATCAGGGATAATTGTGATCTCCATGCTGCCGTCATCAAGCATAACCATTTCAGGATTGACAATCTCAATCTCTAGTTCGGCTCCGGGCGTATCTCCTTCGAGCATTTCGTCCATGCCCTCTGGCGCTGCGTATAAACCTTTTTCTACTGCCATGTTCTTACCTCTTAATAAAACCCGCTACTACGGCGCTGCTTAAAATATCGTTGTTCTTCCGGCTCATCACTAGGTAGAGTGATAAACCCGCCTTGCCTGAACCGCATAAGCGCCATAACGGTGGAGTCCACCAAGTCATCATGGCTCATAAAAGGAAACCCAGCAATCTCTTCTACAACTTCTTCTGCCCAACGAGTCTGAGGAACCCATACCATACCTGATGCTACAATGTCTGCCACAGAATTTAGACGTGCTAGCTTGTCTCCTGACCCTCTATGTGGGGTATACTCCTGAACAGGCAAACCCATACGCCGCATTTCTTGGTATAGGGCTGTACCCGCGCTCTTCTTCTCAACAATAAATGCGTCTGGTTCCCAATCCGCATACTCTTCCATAGCAAGATTTTTAAGCTCTGGGAACTCTAAACGTTGTTTTATACTGTTTAGTAGTATTATGTGGTACGCGCTTTCCTGCTCATTCATAAACACACCCCACGTTGTAAGCGCCGTATAGTCAGCACGGTTGTGGGTTTCTGCAGCTGCGTCCAAAGACATTATAACATATTCGCAGACGGGTGGAGTTTCTAAAGTCCATTCCCGCCACCACTCTCTTTTAATCAGCGCGGCTTCTTCTGCCGTCGGCTGTTGTTGATACTGAGCGTTCCATTGAAACGCGGGCATAGACGCTTTCGTACGAAGCAAGGCTTCCAAGTCAAAAAACTCAGGCCATAGTGGTTTCTGTTCCGGTTTCTTGGTCTTTTTGTTTGTAACGTCGAGTATAGCAGGGAACTCTACAACCTCGTACTGATCGCTTCGCTCGTTCTGCCCCATATCCCTAACGACACGCCCAGTAAGGTCGTCCATGTGCCATCGTGTCTGAATAATAGCTACTTTGCCCGCAGGCATTAGTCGTGTGCGCGCTCCGAAGGTGAACCACTCGTAGGCTTTATCAAAGACCTCAAAGTTTCCGTTAATGACATCTTGTTCGGAATGGGGATCGTCAACGAGCAAGAGGTGAGCACCGCGACCAGCAAGGGCAGAACCAATACCACACGCATAATATTCTCCTCCTACACTTGTGTTCCACCTACCTGCAGATTTTGAGTCTTGCGCCAGAGCTACAGTAGGAAAAATCTCTCTATATTGCTCAGTATTAATGAGGTTACGCACTTTTCTACCAAAATCTACTGCAAGATCGGTGGTATGTGACACCATCATAACTTTTTTGTCAGGATTACGCCCCAAAAACCACGCTGGGAACATAATAGACACCAATTGCGACTTGCCGTGGCGTGGTGGGATGTTAACACATATACGATCTTTCTCCCCGCGCTCAATAGCCATGAGCATATCTGCTAACATCCTATGGTGCTTACCAACTATATAGTCCGGTTGCATATGTTTGCAAAAAACGATAAGATCGTCATATGCCTTCTTATTCTCATTTCTGGTGGCTAGTTCGCCCACCATCCGGTCAATCTCCGCGACCTCGTCCGGCGAAAAAGCGTCGAGGTTGGCGAGCATTTGTTCGATTTCTGCTTCGCTAAAGTCTAGCGCGACTTCATTCATCGTTTTTTATACCTAATTCGGCGTCTACATCTAGCGCTTCGCCGTCTATTACTACTGCATCTTGTATATCATCGTCGGGATTTGCCAGTTTCATTAGTTTTGCACGTAGTTTTTCCTTCAAATCGTCCGTAGACTGGTGTGTAATTGTCACTTCGGACTTCTCCGAGAACAACCCAACGTCAGAAATCTTGCCAAGTAGCTCTAATGCACGCACTCGGACCCTCGGATCGGGGTTGTCTGTCTCTAAAATCAGTTTATTAGTGACCAAATGCCGTATCTGTAGGGAACTTTCGACTACAGCTTGCCCAAATTCAGTCAAAATACCCCCTGTAAGCACCAATGATGCAGGGGTAAGGGTAGCTGCACGCTTGTTTGTCACCTTCTTAGAGGTCTTTTCGGGGTCTGTAGCGTAGGAAGTAGCTAGCGCGGCGGCAATATCTTGGTCTTCTTTGGTAGGTTCTACCTCTAAACCGTGCGCTTTAAGCTCCTGTATGGTAGCGCAAGCTGCTTCTGCCCGTGCACGCAGGTCTATATACGGCACATCTGGGGTAAATGGCACACCAATTTCAGGTTCTATAACTATCGTCATAACTTTTTTACGCAGGTTGTTAACCGATAGTTATGTTTTATACACAATAATTTATTTTTACGCAAGGAGGTTGGGACTCCTACCGGGGGGTGTTCCTATATATGAGGGGGTGGGGGGTCTGATCTGAGAAAATAACGACTTAGTGAGATTCTTCCCAATGTAAAATCCTATGACAGTTAGCACATAGCGGGATGCAACGTTCTTCTATCTCTTTGTACGCAGCTTTCCATCTACCTGCAGTGACTAACTCGTTTACTCGTTGGTTATCTGGACTCTTCTCTTTATGGTGAAAATCTATAACTGCTGGATGCTGCACGCCACATTTGCTGCATGATACCTTGGCTTTGTACTCTACCCATATAGCTTTGTGCCTACGTCTGTTTCTATTAACATCGGCCTGATGCTTTTTCTTATTACGTTGGTACCAACTTCGCGTGTACTCACGTTGACGCACCCGATACTCTTCTGTGTCTTTATACTTCATCGGAGCAGTCTAAACAGCATTATAGATTTAGTTCAAGCCGAACTCAGAAACTTTGTGATTATTCACACAGATTAGTAATACTAGAGAGCTGATGGTACCAAGTCAGACAAAGCGGGGCATGGGGGGCGGGTAGGGTCGCGTATCTGGCAAAATGTTAGTGTTACACTAACAAATCAAACGTCATTATATGTCAATAAAAGATATCATCTGTCAAAACATCTATGGCAAAACAAGTTATCATGTGGCATAGTTTAATCATCGAAGGGGCAAACGGTTTGCCGCTTCATCCATTGCATACGAAAGGAATTTGTTATGCAAAAATTCATTAACGCTAAGTTGGCTAGCGCTATCGCCAACGCTGTTTCAATTGCTAACAAGTCAGTGCGCGCCATGACTAGCGCAGTTGACCTGATGGTTGCTGAGGGTTTGAAGTCTACCGACTTCATATCGCCCAAAGGCGAGGCCAGCAAGTCAACTTCATCTGCCGAGCAGTTTGAAGAAATCAACGCGGCAATCGTTGCTGGCTTTACACCGGCAACGCAGAAATTGCTGGACACGCCAACCAAGGCGTTGACCGAAAGCGGCAAGCATAACAAGCGTTATGCCCAACAGCAAATCGGTGCAAGGCGCAACGACTTCAAACGTGCCTTGGAAAAGCGCGAGGCGATTACGGCAGGTACTACCAGCCGGACACGCACGTTAGACGAATGGTGCCGTGATATGGCGAATGACGGCATCAAGAAATGCCGGTCTGCCGAAGACGCACCATTCGAGATTGAGGCCATGATTAAGGCGCTCAATACAGTACTCACTATCGCCAAGCGATAACAACTTAGGCGGGGATTTATTCCCCGCCTTTTCTTTTGAGAGGAACAAGTTATGTCGGATGCAATCTTTTATATCATCATGGCTGGTTCAGCTATCGGCCTTATCGGCTGGTGTTGTTTTGTCATGGATGTTTACGGTCAAATCAAATGGCATTTTATCGGGCAATCATTCGGGTTTGTCCTGCTAATCTTTTCGGCTTTAATGTGGATTGACTGGCTTTGGATATTTGGTGTTGAGAATAGCAAACAATGGACATGGTGGAACATCATATACCAACTAGGCACTAACTAGTTATCAGGCAGGGATTTATTTCCCTGCCTTTTTTTGTGTCTAAATTCTGAGGCGATTGAAACCAGTTCTCGGAGCCGCGTTGCGCCAACCACACCCTCACAAATCAACACAAATGATACCAGTTCTCGGAGCCGCGTTGCGCCTCAACGTGTTAGTG